TTACCCTCTATTGTCAAAAGGGTTCAATTCAACAGCAGCCTCTAAATGACCTGGAGCAAAATGCGCATAACGCATAGTCATTTTTATATCGCTATGCCCCAGTATTTTTTGCAACACAAGAATATTTCCGCCCCGCATCATAAAATGACTGGCAAACGTGTGACGTAGCACATGAGTTAATTGCCCATCAGGAAGCTCGATCTTCGCTCTCTTAATTGCAGCGTCAAAAGCCTCATAACATGGTGAAAATAGCGCTCCTCGTTTTTTAGGAAGCATAGCCTGCAATTGAGGTGAAATCGGTACAGTGCGGTTCTTCTTTCCTTTAGTTTTAACAAATGTGATTCGACCGGGCAGTACTTGAGATTGCTTTAATCCTTCTGCTTCACTCCACCGAGCACCCGTCGCAAGCCCAATACGGACAACAACCCCCAAATCTTTATTCCGTGACTCATCACACGCAATCAGAAGGCGTTCAATCTCATCTACATACAGAAACGCCAGTTCCTTTTCTTCCTCACGAAACTTGCGAATACCAGTCAGGGGGTTTTCACCAGACCACTCCCCAAGGCGCTTCAGTTCGGCAAAAACAGCATGTAGATATGACTGCTCGCGATTAACGGTTGCTTCACTAAGTTTTTTCTTCCCCTTGGGATTCCATTCTCCTGATAGCCTTCTTTCCCGATAAGTAGCAAACATATTTTTGTCAAACTGAGAAGCAAATGGATCTCCCAGCCTGGAACAAATCGCCTCAAGTTTGACTTTGCGCTCTGCACCAGAGGACAAGGTTTTACCGTACATCTCAAACCAACGAGCAATCAACTCAGAAAGACGAGGACCAGAACCATCTTGAAACTCGTCTCCAACTCTACTATTCATTAAACGGCGCTCATAAGAGAGCGCCTCACTTTTTGTCGCAAACTGTTTACGAATGCGTTTTCCCGATGCCCCGTAGGGATAACATTCGCAAAGCCATTTACCTGATGGAATCTTACGAACCGACATTTTAGTTACTTATCACATAAATCAAATGCAGCCTTAGTGACATCCCCCAGACTCTTTTTTAACCCTGGGGCGGCATCATTATCTAGCCAAAATGGATTATTGTTATCTAACGGTAACGCACCAAATGTTTTACCTTTTATTCGAGCCAAACCTGTAAGTGCATATAACTTATTATCGTCAAAATTCATCACATAAGGATTACCATCAAGACACTGTAATTGAACCTCATCAGTATTAAATGGCCATACCCCATTAAAACTCTCACGTTCAATAGTTTTAAAAGGCATTGCGACGGCGGAAAAAGAAAACATAGATAAAAAAGTAACTAATAGTTGAACATTTTTTACTTTCATATCATTACCTCAATTTAGCTCAAGTAAGATTACAAATTAAAAAACGCCCTAGAAATGACACCGCCTACCAAAACCCCTACGCAGATAAAGAATATTATTTCTTTTGGATAAAGTCGGATTAATTCTGAAGCACGAAGTCGGACTTCTGGTAAGGTCGAACTCTCTGTGTGGCTTGATGCCGATTGTTGCTCTAACCACGACAATGCAGACTGTAACTGAGAACGAGTAAGATCGTTTAAACGTCCTGTACCGAAATTGATATGGCAATACCGCAGAAGTTTTTGTCGAAGTCCACAGTCTTCACTGTTACGTAGTAATAAACTTACAAGAGCCTTACAGGCATCATGATCTTTACATCGCTCAAGCATTGCATGCAGAAAACTCTCCGCTGTTTTATATTGATTTACTGTCATATCATCAATACCAGCTACACCAATCTCCGCATGTACTTTTTGCCAAATAATAAACGCTTCAGTATTGCTAGCTTCTGCAATAGCAGCAACCAAGCTATTTAGCTCCTTACGCTGAGCCTTAAGCAAAGGGCGATCGTCATCATCATTATTCGAAGGGATTGCGATATTGACGGTATGAGAACCATCATATCGCTCTATCTGAATATTCTTTTCGTGAAAATCACGCCCAGCAACGCGATTGTTTGAACCGTTTGAGTTGACGGCCATGTCACCTCCCTACTATCACCTACCCTTAGTTTCGTTATAGTCACGACCAGCGATACGGTTATTACCACCAGAAATATTTAACTCACGTCCTGATGGCTGAGTTTCCTTTTCACTGATCGCACCTTTTAAAGCCCCAATCACCGCGTTTTTCACATCTAACGAAGCTGCTCGAAAGCGAGTAATCAACTCCTGCTCATCATCGTTATAAGTTTCAGGTGAGTGAATTCCCAACACAACATACTGAACATCAAGGCCAAAACGAGACAGCGCTGCCAAATACGCAGCATCAGGAAAGCTATCTCCTTTCTCATATCTAAGCTGAGTTAGCTTTTTGACTCCACCAATGTCGCTCATGGCAACTTGACTAAGTCCCAATCTTTCCCTTTCCTCACGCAACCGCTGACCAATATCATTTTTCATACAAAAACCTTGACAGGTATCTTTTTTGATACCAAAATGATTTCACGAGCTATTAGATGATCACAATATACCACTATGAAACAAGTTCTTCACGATACGCGCTTACTGGCTTGATCTTAATTACGGGAAAAAGAAAAAAGTCAGCGTGAAACGCCGCAAACCACCAAAACCCAAAAAGGAGAAAAGCAGCAGCCGTGAAGGTGATTATATGGAAGGTGCGGAAGGCAATGTGTTTGTGTTACGCAAGACTTATCAGAACGAGCAGGCAGCAAGACGCGCAGCGGCGGCAAAGTGGCAGCAGCTACAACGCGGAGCCGCATCATTCTCCATCACACTGGCACGTGGACGCGCAGAACTCTACCCCGAAATGCATGGCACGGTAACAGGATTTAAAAGCGAGATTGATAATCAGGACTGGATTATTGCAAAAGCCGAGCACACCATTGATAACAGTGGCTTTACCACACAGATTGAGCTTGAGGCAAAAATCCCGGAATGGATAGCGGAAACAGAGTGAGGAACTTAGAATAGCGACAGCACCACGTTAAGGGAGGTCGCTATGTTCCGTTGTCCGCTTTGTGGCGCATCTGCCCGTATCCGCACCAGTCGTCCGGAAAATGATTCAAACACCGTGCGGCAAAAGTATTACCAGTGTAACAATCTGGAATGCGGCGTATGCTTCTCAACACTGGAAGCTTTCCATAAATTCACATCAAAACACGCCTCCGGCGTTCACTCTTCAGAAGGTATCCCGTGGCATGAGCTGCCAGCTTCACACAGGGGAAACAATCAGATGAGTTTGCCTTTATCTCAGAATTAACAAGCAGAATTGCCGGAGTAACAAAAAAGCGATAGATTACGCGCGGGTGCCTTTCGGCTGATGGTCGGAGGGAATACCCGAAGGCCAGATGTGGAAAGGCCCCGGAAAACATTTCTGTTTAACCGAGGCCCTAACCGTCTAACCTTAGCAAGTGATAGGTTAGCGCCTCTCCAACAAAGGAGCAAGCGCTATGTCGCAAAAATCGCTTACGGCCATCACGTTCTGCGTGACGGTAATCCTCATCATCTGGATGCTGCACGGTTCGCTGTGTGAAATACGGATGAGCTTCTGGGGAGCGGAGTTTGCGGCGTTCTTACAGTGTAAGCAGTAAGGAAACCGCGACGGGGAGGCAACTCCCCGTCAATCGGTTGCTAGGGTAAGGCCGATAAGGCACCCTATCTCATAGGCATGAATAACAACCCCGCAGCGTAAAAACTGCGGGGTTTCTTTTTGGAACTCTCACTAGCTAGTGAGGCGTTAACTGCACATAATGCTCGCACAACAAATCAGTTAAAAGAGATTACTCAGCATTCTCCTGCTTCCATTGCCGGATCATTTCATCGGTAACATCACTTTCATAACATACCACGTCATACCCTCCAGTACGGCTATATGCACTGCGTCCACCACATCTACTACCATTCCTTGCATGATTATACGGACACGCACAATTGCCTGGATAAGATTCAATGAACCGCCCCGGGTTTCCTGGAGAGTGTTTTATCTGTGAACTCAGGCTGCCAGATCATCGTTTCCGATGGAAGCATAATAAGCTTTTTCTGCTTCTGCCGGAGGAGTATGGCCCAGCCTTTCCAGCAATCGTCGATTGTTATACCAGTCCACCCACGTGAGTGTGGCCAGTTCCACTTCTGCACGGTTTTTCCAGCTCTTACGGTGTATTACCTCCGCTTTGTAAAGACCATTGATGCTCTCCGCCATCGCGTTGTCATACGAGTCGCCTGTACTTCCTGTTGATGCCAGTAATCCGGCTTCCTTAAGCCGCTGTGTGTAGGCCAGCGATACATACTGAGAACCTTTATCACTGTGATGGACCGTGCCGGACGGTCGACGGGCCCATAACGCCTGCTCCAGTGCATCCAGCACGAATGTCGTCTCCGTGGACGATGAGACCCGCCACCCCACAATGTATCCGGCAAACACATCAATGATGAACGCCACATAGACGAAGCCCTGCCATGTGCTGACGTAAGTAAAATCAGCCACCCACAGCTGGTCAGGTCGTTCTGCCACGAACTGACGGTTTACGCGGTCGCCTGCGGCAACGGTTTTCCGGCTGATGGTCGTACGGACCTTTTTACCCCGGAGAACACCGGCAAGTCCCATAACCGCCATGAGGCGCGCCACTGTACATCTGGCTACCCTGATTCCTTCCCGTAACAACTGACGCCAGACTTTACGCACACCGTATACCTGATGATTCCCATCGTATACGCGCAGTATCTCTTTCTTCAGCCAGTCATCGCGCTGCGCACGGGCACTGCGTTTATCCGGATGATGTCGCTGTTGCTGACAGTGGTAATACGTTGACGGGGCAATATGCAGTTCGCTGCATAGCGGTCCGACCCCGTACTGCTCACGCAGC